ACTTTTCTATCAATATGATTTCTAGGCAAAAGATCAAAACGATCAGCCTCTATAAAAATCAATTGATTTTCTTCGTACCAAGAATGCTCGCCTTTTTCTTTGCCAAGAAGATACAAACAATAATCTTTTTCATTTCTTTTTTCTCCACCATACATTTCTTTGTATGTATACATAACAATTGCTTGGCATTCACCACAAAAATGAGACATGTAATCAGGCATTTTCCCAACCTGAACTAGATCACCTTTAAAAAATTTCTGAGTCATTATGACTTCCTCACTGAACGTATAAATTGTTTAAGTTTTTTATCTATGAATTTGCGCGTGTCTTCGCTTGGCATACATGGTCTGGCGTCGCTTAAAGTTCTAGGCCACACACCAAACTTATCGCGGTAAGTATTCGCTGCTCGTCCTCTACTCCACCCCTGAACCTTGATGTACCACATCATCTCATTCCAAAAATCCTGTTTACTTTCTCTGGGTACAGTGCCTGACAACTCCTCCATCGTGCCTTTAACTTCATGCACCAGATTACTACGCTCACGCACCGCGCCACAGTTGTAGCAACTGTCACTACCTTTAGGCCACAACGCGCCACACGCATGGCACTTGCTATCCTTCTTCTGCTTCTCTGTCAGTTCTTTCTTTGGCTTCTCTTTACCATCATCAAGATCAGTAACGCCGTTCTCGTACAGTTCTTCCCAGTCTTTGCGAAAGCGCAGAAAGTTACCACTGTGATCCAGCCATACTGCAAATGGTTTAGCCTCTGGGTTATTCTGATTGGCACGAAGCACCCTACCCATCTGCTGTACATGGGATGAGAATGACTTGGAGAATGGGCGAGCAGAGATACCTATCTGCACATACTCGTTATCAAATCCTTTGGTAAGAATGTCACACGCAATAAGTCCAACGATCTTGCTCTCTGGTTTGGCAAAGTCCTCGATGACATTACGCTTATACTCATCATCATCCTTATAACTAAGACTGATAAAGTTGTAGCCCATAGACTGAAACTTGGCAGCAAGATCAGCGCCATGTGCCACGCCAGCAGCAAAGACAATCGTCTTAACTGGGATGCCATTGAATATCTCACGAACCTTATTGCTCCACTCCAAAACAACATCGCCAGTAATCTTCATGCCGCGCTCACTAGCATCAGCATTACTCCACTCACCAGCAACTTTCTTCGCGCCTTCCATATCAACTTCTTTGGCTATGAACACACGCAATGGAACAAGCGAGCCACGATCTACCAACTGTTTAGTAGTAACAGGAGACACTACATTGGAATATGTATTACCCAATCCTTTGGTAAATGGGCTGGCAGACAACCCAACCACTTTAATGTGTGGATTGTCTTTGATGAACTCAATAGTTTGTTTGCGCTGGGCATGGCATTCATCTACCACCAGCAGTTCAAGGCCAGGAAAATCCCCACGCTTTTCTAACGTCTGTGCAGAGCAGACTTGAATACTCTCGTAAGGTTTGTATCTCCAGTGACCTGATTGCAGTACGCCGTGATCTACTTTGTATTTGTCTAGTCTGCGGGATGTTTGATCACACAACACAATCCTATCTAAGATCATGGCTGCTTTGTTACCCTTCTTCTTAGCAGCTTCCAACATAGCAATGGCAATCTCCGTCTTACCACCGCCTGTGCCTAGATAAAGTAACTGTGATCTGTGTCCTTTTGCAAACCCTTCTCGCAACATCTTAATTGCTTCTTCTTGGTAATCTCTTAGCTCTAACATTAATTCCTCCTACCGGCACACACGCCCGCCGGTTTGGGCGACTAACCTTCTAATTTTTTAACCTTCTTTAACAACGATGTAACCTGTTTTTTAAGCTCGCCGTTCTCGCGTTGATATGTATCACGGCTAATCGTCATTTCTTTTAATTCTATCTCTAACAGCTTGATTTGTGCGCGTAAATCTTTGATTACTGACGCAGCTTTTTCCTTCTCTATGTCATCAGAGCTTGACGCTTGTGCAATTGTTAGTTGATCTTTTAACTCCTCATATTCCTTTTGCAAATTTGCTACTGCTGCATCCTGCATTTCTTTTTCTATTTCGTCATCATCAAATACTTCTTCCTCTGTAGCCTCTGATTTGATGGCTTTGTTTCTTTCCTTCATTACCTGCTTCTTGCCATCGCGTGTGTAAGTAGTTTGTATCTTTGTAGCACCAACCTCTTTTCTAACAGAAGCCACCAAACCAGCAGACATAGTGCAATGATTTGCAATGGCACGATCACTCATATCCTGCCATTCAATATCTGTAAAAATATTTCTCAGAATTTTTCTTTTATCACCTGATGTGCGTGACTTACCATGATGAGGGTTAGCACCAAAAGATTCAAAGATAGCATCACGCAAAGTTCCTTCTTTTACTTCGCAAGAAATGTTAGGAATGTTTGCTTTAATCGCAGCCAAGCAGCGGTGATGACCGTCCGATGGGTAATACTTATCACCATCAAAATATACCGTGACAGGTGGAAACTGTGCCCCATTCAACATGTCATCTGCATACTGCGCAACTAACGCTTCATCAATCTTCTCGCGGCTCTGTGTGCCACCATCTAGCACAATCTCTTTTAAACTTATATGCATTAAAATTCTCCCAATAAATATGCAACGCAAGCTGCAATAATGAACAACAACATACCCATGCCAATCATTATTCCCCCAAGCAAAGTTAAGTATTCAAATGTTTCCATGGCTCACCTATATCAATAAGTAGCGATACACAGGATTAGCAAAGCTGTAGTTCTCTTTATCTAACCGACTCCATTGAGCTGCATTAACTAGCTTGGCAGATGGGCAGGACAGATTTTCTTTTGCTTCTGTCATCAACAAATAGTTTTCAAGAATATGATTGCAGCTTACCTTGCGACCAAAGTGATGCTGATATCCACCTTCTAGTTTGTTGCTTTTGTTAATTACATTTACATCTAATGAAGAAACCATCTCGCCTATGCGTGGATCATCTGACACAACAAACCGTTCATTACATCGACGCGCCATCCACTGCAAATCACGCAGCAAGAATCTTACAGGCGGAAGAATAGTTTCAGTCTGTAGCTTGTCACCACCTCGCACGAACATCAAGCCAGCAGAATCAACATGCGTGCGTATGGGCATGTAACTAGCTATATCATCATAAATATTTGTGTAAGCACAATGCTTTGCGTATGCGTAGTAAGGAATATCAGAATCATCTGCATTCAATAAAGTATGGCGCATGTGTTCAAATTCAACTTTAGGCAAGATGTTAGACTTTGAACTTCTAGTAAAATTAAAAGTGCTATGAAACAATTCTTCAAAAGGCTCAAGATAACCCCACCAATTACCGTCTAAATCTACTAGTAACTCTTTGCCCTGCAGCTCAACAACAATTTGAGCAGCAATGATGTTCTCGATTACGCTAAAGAATCCACTGTTGCGTGGCTGATAAATAACTTTTTCTGTTGCGAGCGGCGGATCAAAATACCAATCTTTACTAAACCCTTGATACATATTCCAAAAATCCTCGTTGATCCCCCACTGACGGGCTGAATGTTCAAACCCCAGACAACCAACCAACTCTTGTTTGTAAAAAAACCCAGTGGGCAAACTAGATGGCATCATTCTTTCTACCGTTGACCAACTGACCTTGCCCCAGAAGTACATCCTGGCTGCCACCGCAGGTATCCTGTCGTTATGTGGAAACCTTTCCGCCAATGACATTAGCAGGCCGATAGAACGATGACAGTCGCCGTTAATCTCAGCGGATAGGGTGTTTACTAGGTTAACGAACGCAGCGTGGAAATCGTGCGTCTCGTCAGGTAGTTTGTATCTGTTGAACTGGATCATGATTCGTCCTTGTCGTTATCTATCTCTCTGATCTCATGCGCCGTAAGCTGCGGGTCTAACCGCTTACGTATTTCACGCACCGGCTCGTTAGCAACCCCAAAGAAATGAGAATGTAGATCGTTGTGTTCAAGGGCTTCTACCTCGTGCAGTAGCGCCCTCTTTGCCTGTTCTTTTAACCTAGCTGCATGTCCACTGTTGTGCCTGCCCGCGCCTGACTGCTGCGCTCTAGCTACGTAATTACGTGGCTTCATTTTTAGTTTCCTCCCTCGCTTTCATCATTTCGTCAGCCCATTCATAGGCAAGTTCTGCGCCTTCATCTAAGCCATAACACCAATCTGGGTCAGAAGCTAAACCTTGCATAGCTTTGGCTGCGAAGTAATCACGCAAGTCCATGCCTGATGAACCCATATCACCTGTCTTTGGAAACGCTTTCATTGTGCTCTCCCCATTATTTTCTCTGCTATTTCCATAGCTGAATACTCCACATCCCGCATGGCATGGCAGATGACTACCGCCCGCTCACGCTCTCGCTCTACTACAGACTTCTCTAACCGATCTGCAAACTCGCGCAGATGATCCTTCAACCACTCTCCTTCTTTCATTTCATTCTCCTAAGTTTTATATTGGTTTTAGTTACGCCCCACTGGTTGTTTGCTCTCTGTGCGTCAATCTTTTCACCAATAAACCCACCCCTTGCACGATCTGCTCGACTCTTTTTCATAAGAAGTTTTCTTTCGTTTTGACTTATCCTGTCCGTGGCTTGGCACTCTAAGTTTGTCATCCAGTCCAACGTCTTTATATCGTGCGTCTTATCCGTATCCCATAATCTATCCGCTAACGGTTTTAGAAATGAACCAACAAATACCTGTACCCGCATAGGAATTCGTGGTGGCTGGCGCTTTAAACCTTCTTCTGGAATATCCATCTTGTAGACCTTCAGCCAATACCACAACATCCCTACAGTCTTGTCAGCTCTGAAAGCTTTAATCAACATTGCGTCGTAGATTCTCTGTTTATCCATCTCCACCTCCCTAGATATAGGGTTACATTACTACCAGATTTATTCCATGTCAACAGTTAGTTCCTGTCTTATCCCATCTATTGCATCTTCTGCTTCTAGGTTACCCAAGGGTGATAGCCCACCATCAATGCGAAGCACACGCGATGGGGAATCATCCATGCCCATATTCCTGAAGCTGAATACTGGCAAACCC